ATAAATATCTATCTGATAAAGGCCGTTCCGCTTTAGAGACATTGCAATTTGGTGATGCAATGGAAGCCACTAGAGCAATGGATATTGGTATCCAAGGAGAGCGTAAGGTTCGTGGGGGGCTAATCAATTTAGAATTTGTGCAAGAATGTATGTCTATTATTTTGAATCATATTGATGATGAAGCCATATTGAAGAACTTAGCTGGAGATTTTCGGAAGTTGTTAGTGAAGTATAAAGATACATAAATCTATTGAGAGTGTCATGCCACGAACTTATAAAAAGAAGACTGAAAAATTAGTTACATTTGAAGATGGCTTACAGGAGATGATAGACACTCTCGATGATAGACAATCTATCAATACGGGAACGTTTTGGGAATTTACACGGGATATTTGGAGTCAAGGATACGAGCATAAAAATTACTTTGATGCGTGGCATGTCGGGGTTATATGTGAGGATGTAGATAGGGCATTAGCAGAAGGGAAGGGATATGTTGGCATACTTCCAAGAGGTCACATGAAATCTACTATCTTGGGGTATGCTTTTTGTGTCTGGCGTATTCTTAATGCTGCACAAGATACGTCTATCCTTTATCTTTCATATAGCGATGGTATGTCTCGTTATCATATTTCTGAGATGAATCGTCATATACGTGGGAACTCACAGTTAATGGATTGGATGACTGACCGTTCCCCTAATGCCGATTATTCTTTTAGGTATATGGTTAATGGTTCACGGGCTGAAGTCATGCATGGGGGTCTTTTTTCATTTAAACGGGGTATGCATTTGAATGGCGCACTTGTTTGTGATGACCTTATGCGTGACCCCGAAAACCCTCTGAACATTTCTAGTCTTTCTAAAATTGAAGAATGGTTCTACACCGAAACTCTTTATATTCCTAATAGGGGAGTTCCGGTAATTGTGTTGGGTACTCCTATGTTGCCGGGAGATTTGCTTTTTAAATTACAGGGAGATGAACGATTCATTTCACGAGTTCTTCCTGCCTTAGACCCAATTCCCGGTAGAAGGGTCTTGATGCCTGAATTGTATACGGAAGCAGAATTATTACATCAGAAGAAAATTCGACCTAAATCATTTGCATCTGAGATGATGTTAACTCCCTATCTGAGTACAGAAAGTTATCTGAATGATGAAGATATTGGTAAGTGCGAAAACGATAAATTAGAATCTTTAGACCCCTATACTAAACATGATATTGAAGCTGATTTTGTATTTGCTGGATTTGACGTAGGTAAAAAACGTCACCCCTCTCATATAGCTATTTTTAAGATTAAAGATAGGATTATAACTCAGTTACATCAATCCTTTTTAGATAATTGGGACTACACAGACCAAATTGCTCACTTGAATTTGATTGCTGAAAATTTTGATTTAGACAGAGCTTACGTTGATAATTCTAGAGGGGAGTTAGAAGAGAGAGGATTGGAATCTATTTGGAATCCTCTGACATTTACGTTGAAACAGAAACGTCGGATGGCACAAGTTTTTGAAGAGTATGTAAATTCGGGTAGGCTTCAATTAATACCTGATGAACGACAACGCTCACAAATAACATGTGTCAATAATGACCTTAAAGCACCTGAAACACCGTTAGGACATGGTGACTCTTTCTTCTCTATTGCGATGGCTTTGCTTGCGTGTTATGAGCAAGAGACTTCTTCCACAACATTGATTGGTGACATGAATGATTTCACTCCTAAACCGAATGATAAATCACTTGAACCTAAGTTTGATGGGGAGTATAATAGTGAAAATGAAGAAACGTGTCCCGATTGTGGGAGTAAAAATGCTTGGATACCAGCGAATTCGCTTTGTTTATCCTGTTATGCTGGTTCTCTTTCGTTAAAAAGAACTTCTAATTCAGGGAAACCTGATGAAGAGATGACTGATTTCCCCTTCTGACTGGCTTATACGTATTATATTTTTGAGGTTTATACAATGGAGAATTTGGTATTGTCTTATGAATCCCCTGTGACTTCCAATGGAATTCAGATTTTACAAAGCCGTTATTTTTTAAAGAATTCAGATGGTTCGTTGATGGAGAATACTCCTGATGAGTTATTTACTAGAGTAGCATTTGCTGTCTCTAAGGCTGAAGAAGATTCTGAATATTGGGGGAATCGATATAAAAATGAATTATTGATGCCCCTTATTTTTCTCCCAAATTCTCCAGTGTTAATGAACATAGGAACTGGTGCTGGTACAGGGAGTGCTTGTTATGTTGTGAACCTTGAGGACAGTATGAGTAGCATCATGCAAACTGCTTATGATGCTGCCATGATTGAAAAATATGGTGGTGGAATAGGCTTTTCTCTCTCTGATATTAGACCTAAAGGGTTTCCGATAACTACTACTCATGGGAAAGCGTGTGGCCCTGTTGCCGTTTTGAGGATGCTCTCTGAGGTAGGTACGATGATAACTCAGGGGGGAAAACGTGATGGCGCACATATGGGTGTTCTTGAGGTATATTCCCCCGATATTGAGGAATTCATAGGGTGCAAAACTACTGAAGGCAAAATCCATAATTTTAACATCTCTGTAGGTGTAGACCAGAATTTTATGGACGCTGTTAAAGAAGACGAATATTTGCATTTGACTTGGCCTATGTGTCGAGAAAGGCATCCCGTAAAGACCTCTGAAACTGGCATGGGTCAGGCTATGGATTGGGATACGTGTGGTAGGGTTGAGGGAAAGTTGATTCGGGCTAGAGAAGTGTTCTCTAAAATTATTCATGGAGCATGGTTGAATGGTGAACCGGGGATGGTTTGGCTTGACCGGATGAATGCTGATAATACAACTCCAGCATTAGGTACTATTAAAGCCACTAATCCATGTGGGGAGCAACCTCTGCTATCATCGGAATCCTGTAATTTGGGAAGCATAGACCTTTCTAAATTAGTGATGGATGGTGAATTTGATTTTGACCACTATCGGGAAGTCATTCATTTAGCTATTCGATTTTTAGATAATGTCATTGATGTAAATACTCATCCAACCCATGATACTGCTGAGATGAATAAGAAAACCCGAAAAATAGGTTTGGGTGTCATGGGTTTTGCAGACATGCTCATTAAGTTGGGTGTTCCTTATGATAGCGATGAATCTATTGATTGGGCTATGCGATTAGGGAGTGTTTTAGCTGAAGAATCTGATGAGTTATCCTGTCTTTTAGGGGCAGAGAAAGGTGATTTTCCTGCATTTGATGAAAGCCCACTGAATGTTAAAAATGGTGGGCGATGGGAACATATGCGTAATGCGTGGCGTAGGTCTATTGCACCTACTGGAACTATTTCCATGATTGCAAATTGTTCCTCTGGAATCGAACCACTATTTGATTTGGCATTTAAAAAACATAATATGTCTGCTGCTCTTGAGGGAGTAGAATTGTATTACATACATGAAGATTTGAAGAGCCGTGTTTCTCATCTATTTGATACTAATGGGAACTCTATAGAGAAATATATCTCTGAGGGTCATGACGTTAAAGATTTGCTTTCTGATACTCAGGAACGAAGTCTATTTGTGACCTCTAGTGATATTGATTACCAATGGCATATTCATATTCAAGCGATGTGGCAACATTATATTGATTCGGGCGTAAGTAAAACTATTAATCTCCCTAACAATGCTACAGAGCAAGATATTTGGGATTCCTATATGATGGCTAGTGATTTGGGTTGTAAGGGGATTACTGTTTATCGTGCTGGTAGCAGAGAGCGAGAAGTATTGGTTTCTTCTACCAATGATAATAATGGGGCTACTACTAGTAGTTCTGTATTGGTTCGGCCTGAGTCTGTGCAGGGAGTAACATCTAGAATTACTACCGGACATGGAAAACTTTTTATGACTTTGAATTCTAACAATGGAAGTCCCTTTGAAGTATTTTCTCAGATAGGAAAATCTGGTCAGTGCGATGCAGCCTATTTAGAGGCTATTTCACGGCTGGTTTCATTGTGTTTGAGAAATAACATCATGCCTGAGACAATTCATCAACAATTGAATGGTATTGTCTGTTGTCCGGTATGGAGTGAGGGTAAACAAGTACACTCTGTTCCTGATGCTATTGCATTAGGACTTAAAACTCATTTTATTGATAGCCATGATGGTGTTTCTAGTTCCACTAATGGTAAATTTGGGTCTGGTGGAGTATGTCCTGAATGTGGTTGTAATACTGCATATCAAGAGGGTTGCGTTACATGCAATTCTTGTGGGTGGTCTAAGTGTAGCTAGTTTTTTAACTGTGTGTTAGAATATTTAATTATAGAATTAAGGGTAGGATAAGAGAATATGCTAGGTAGTTCATTACGTCAATTTGAGAAACAGTATATTTGTTCCAGAGATGATAAAGGAACTTGGAGAATTATAGACCTTTGGCATAAAGAATTAGAGGGTCTGAATTTAGAAGATGATATCCCTGATACTCATCCAGCTATTAAAATTTTAACTGAGGGTGAGTTTCTTGAGTTGATAAATGAGTCAAAAAGATTGGGAATGATGCAAAAAATGGAAGAGTCAGGGGAATTTTCCATTTCCGCAGAGGCATACGATTCAGTTTGTGCAGAACGTGATAATCTCAAAATGGAATTAGAAGGGACTACTAGTGGGACTACTAGTGGTACTAAGGTTGGGGTAAAGGTAGGGGCTGAAGGGTCAGAGTCGTTTCAACTTGCCACTAAAAAATTAGATACGTTATTAAAGTTGTCGAGTCTTGGAACGTTAAATGAGGATTTAACTAAGGCAGTTTTGTTGTTAGGGGGGAATAGTGAGTTAGACCCTAATGACGAATAATAATGTAGGTTATGTAAATGAAAATAGCAGAGCTTCTTCCTGAATTACCAGGCGTTCTACAATATCAGCAAAAATTAAATGACCTCTCTAATATAGTCGATTTGATGAAGGCTTCCTCTGATGGAAGTCCTGAAAAATATCGTGTTCCTTCTCTTGGATTAGACCATGTTGTAAATCAATGGGTGCGTCAGCAAATGGCGTACAGAATGAATTTGGTTCAAGATTTATTCACCATTGCAATGACGGTTGAGGAGATTCGTGGGCCTATAAATCATATTATTGGTGAGGTTTTTCGGCGTGGTGTTATTTGGAAACCTAAGTTTGCTGCAAAATGTGAAGCTTGTCAGATAGAGTTTCAGGATTATTTACAAGTCTGTTCGTCTTGCAAGGGAGAACTTAAAGAACCTGATTTTTCTCAGAGGATTGAACTTGAAAAATTTATGTTTGATTCCAATATTTTTGACCAATCCTTTGAAGAGGTTTTACGTCAATTTTGGTTTGATGTAAATGCGATTGATATAGGCTGGTTGTATATATCAAAGGAATATATTGAGGACGGGCCAGAGGGAGTACGGTCTAAGCCTATTGAAATACGCCGAATACATCCATCTTTGATTGAATATGATTTAGACACTAATGGTCTTCCAAAAAACTCTCATTGGGTTTGTTTTATTCATAGAGAGCAAATTTATCCAGAGGCTGGAGATTGTGAAGAGTGTGGTAGAACCTTAGTTCCAGCCATGTATAAAATGTATAGATATGGTGGTTCAGCGAATGCGACACGAGCAAATAATTATGCTAGTGAAGGTCAAAACATAACTTACTTATTGGACTCTGAAATTATTGCGTGTAGAAAATTCTATACGGATGAATTGTATGGTTGGAGTCCGATTATGACCATACTAGATAAAGCATTGACTTTGGTTGGTATGGATAAGAATTTGTACCGTTATTTCTGGGAACGTAATATGCCAGCATCCATGATAATGGTGTTTACTGATGACCCAGAATCAATGCGCCGTGAGAGAGAACATATCGCTTCAAGGATGCGCCAAGACCCCAATTATATTCCGATGGTTGCCGTGTCTACTCGTCAGAGTCGAGGTAGAGTTGAAATGGTTCGGTTGTTCCACACTCTACAAGAGATGGATTATCTTCCGGTGCGTAATGAAATACGAGAGAGAATTGCTTCTCTTTGGGGTGTAACTCCAGCATGGCAGGGTTCTCCAGAAGCATATGGTGGGCTATCGTCCAATACACAACAATTAGCAGTTATGTCTCGTGTTGTAGAACATGACCAAAGATTGTTAGAGCAGAAAGTTTTTCCAAATATTCTTGAGGCTTTTGGAGTTACTGATTGGATATTTGAACTTCCGTCACCTGAAGAGAAGGCTGAAGCCACTAAGATTTCATTTGCTCAACAGAGAGTCAGTGTTGCTAGTATGTTGTTCCAAATGGGGTTTGATGTAAAATCACGCTCTTCTGGAGTCAGTGTTGATGACATTGATTTCTTGGTTTCAGGTGAAGCTAAAGCACCTGACCAGATGGGGGGTATGGGTGGTGGTATGGAAGGTATGATGGGTGGTGGTATGCCACCAGGGATGGGTGGTGGTGAAGAAGCCCCACCAGAACAAGGGGGTGGAGCCGAAGGTAACGTTCCAGCAACTCCGACATTGGATTCTCTTGGGCTACGATTAATGAAAAAATCTGGGGGAACGTGGCATGAACAAATTTTAAATAAGGGGTATTTCTCCCCGATAATTAAACAGGTTAGTGAAGATGGAAAAACTATCATTTTTAATAGTGCCGATGATGATTATGAGGCTACATTTATCAACGGCAATTTAATGCATATTGAAAAGTATTTACATCATCATGATGGTCATCCACCTCATGATGAGAATATAAAACATAATCTCACAGCCAATAGAAAGAGT